CAATAACATCATCAATCCCTGGGATATCGGCAATAGCTGCAATTAATTTATATTGAATTACATCTGCATCTAAACCTTGGCCATCATATTCCGTTCCATCCTCATCAAAACCGCCAATATGTTCTATGATTCGCGTTCTAACTTGCTTGTCACCATCTGTCGGATATTGTTGATACTCTGCGTTTTTTGTAATGGTTAATGTTACATAAATATCAACCACTTCCGGCCTGCTAAAACCAATGGGATGCTGTTGGCCAATTGTATCTGTAACGCTAATCATGGTTGCTCCAAATGATTGAATACCACCACTCTTACGGTTAAAGATGGTTTCTGCAATTTCAGTATCGTCACCACCATACACGAATGGAGCAATACTCTTAGCGGGTAATCCATCCACCTCATTCATTGTGTCATTTTCATCAACACTGGCATCAATCACACCACTTAATTCTAATATTGCAGCGCGTATGGATGGCATCGATGCACCACCGGCATTACTCAATGATCTAAAATAACGGTTTCTAAACTCGCTATCGGTTTCTGTATCTCGTCCACCGTTTGTAGTATCGTTGTTAATAACTTCTCTTACACCGGATCTAGGTGTATTGATTTCAACAATCGTTCCGCCTGGCACATTACCGTTTATGCCTGGTTCCAATGCCTGGACTTCTACGGTTATCAATCCATCGTTATCATCATCATTGGCGCTATCCATGGTTTCAAATTCAACCCCGCCGCTTGTGGCCACAATCATCCCGGATAATATATTTGTTCCTTCATCAATGGAAAATGTAACTGTACCTGATGCACTAACCGCTTGGATTCGACTTAAACCAATTCGTCTAGCTACATGATCTAAACTGACACCCTCGGCAAATTCAACATAGGCTGAATTATATATTTCCTCGGCCAACTCATTTTCCTCTGCTCGACCAAATGCAACCAACTTAATGAATTGACCTAATGGTGATCTATCGGACAAATTCACATCAGCACCATATAACTCTTTTGCCTGGTCCTGCATTTCAGTCAGATAATCATCATATCTTTTTCTAAAAAAACCTTGTGGTGTTAACATTAAATCCCTCCTTCAAGTGTTGACCCATCTACTTTATGGAAAGAGAAATCAACTTTTAAATGGCGTTTATCTTTGTTGTAATCAAATGAAATATTGTCAATGTTGCGCACCCTTTCATCCTGCAATACGGCCTCACTGATAGCGTCATTAATCATTACCTCATTGTGATTCTTTGTTTGAACAACGGACCTATCAAAACCATGTTCAGGATTTAAAAACCATTCACCTTGGTTAGTATTCAATGTTAACGATGTGCATTGAATCAACTCATCATCCTCACTAACCATTTTGAAACTGTTTTGGCCATCCATTTCTATGTCGTTTGTTCCTGGGTTGATATAAAGTGACTTCATTTTGTTTTCACCTTCCCATTAGGACTAGGACTGTTTGATGATGGATTTCCACTTGTACCGCTACCACCTGCATCTGTCCAACTGTATGGATGCGTATGGTTATCTAGCCATTGTTTCAACTGATCACCCAATGGCACCCCCTCTGTTGCATCTCCACCACCTAAATAAACATTACCGGAACTCTCAACGGTTATATGACCTTCCTGGTCCAATACAACCTTACTTGATAAATCTTTCTTAGCAAGCACTAAATCGTCGCTGTGGTCTGTTGGTAGATTGCTAGTAAATAGATTAATGCCACTAACCACAACTGCATCATCAATCGATAACATACGCTTAGATGGCTTTGTGGACCCATACATAATGGCATCTATTTCTCTTTGAACAAATACAACTAAAACATGGTCACCCTTTTTGTATGGCATCCTAATCATGTAATCTCCGGTTTGCTGCATTCCGACTGGAACCGCCTTGATTAAATCACCATCAGGCAATAGTTTTAAATCCGCTTTGCTTAATTTAGGATCATAAACCTCAATTTGAGCAATGCCACATGTATATAATTCGCCTTTGAAACCATCTTTAAATCTCTGAAAAAAATTATCAGCCTCACTCATAATGGGTACACCTCCATTTCTGTGTAGTAATCATCACCACCGCTTGTGTGTTCACCCTTTTCAACTCTGAAATAACCATTAGCTGTTTTAGATTTTATCTTTATAATCACATCGGTTGTAACGTTGTTGTTTAATAGGCTTGTTACTTCCCACCCTTTTCTGGTGACTTTCTTTGCATCATCATCACTTGCTGCGGTTGGTAATTCTTCCTCTTTTTCAACTGATGTTGGTGATCCAATTAAACCATGTTCTTTGTCTAATAAAAAACCGGTCTCGTCGCCTTCTTTTTTTGGCCTTATGAATATTTTCCCTTTATTCACATGGACCTTAGCACCACAATCCTTGGCTGTTTCAACAATAGCCTTGCCTAGTTTATCCTTAACTGTTTTAGAACCAGTGTAAACAGTGTTAACCGGCAATTTAAGCGCTCCTGTTTTTAATCCAGTCTTTGGTAGCAACTTATTTAATACTTGTTTGCCGGTTATACCTTCTTTGAATGATTCGTTAACATCTTTCTCCATCCAGGCATCGGTTGCATCTAACACCTTGATTGTCGTTTTCTTGTCCACGCCATCCCATTTGGTTTTTATTGTTTTCACTTCACCAATTAGGATTGCTCCAACATCATTTTGGTAACCTGCATTAATGATAACGCCATTACCTTTGGCCATGTTTGCAATGGTTGTATCAGCTAGGTTATAAATAGTCAATTCAGCAATATTTGCCTCCGGTCCATCATCAAATGGTACATCAAATTCAATGGTGAAATCCTTATTACTGAATTTAGATTTTTCAATGATGACCTCAAAACTACGAATGTATAACTCACTCATAATCCTCACCTACAAACAAGAACACTGTTTTTCCTAGATTGTCATATGTTATGCGGTTGTCCACGCCTTCCTCGTCAAACGGAATGATATAACTACCTGGAAATCTTACATCTGTAAACGTTGAAAATAACGGTTTATTTAGCATTAGTTTTTCTGCAGCAACTAATGTTTCTCCATCCCTTTCAATACCAATTGTAAAATAATCAAACCGGGAATTATAGTTAACGTCTAGCGTGAACAAATCCCCGGCCAATTCAATGTCAAATCGGTATGGGATTAATTGTTTATCAATGTCTATATACATTTAATGAACCCCTCCCATTATGGGATAACCAATTTTTGACCTGGAAAAATTAGATCCGGATCATTACCAACTACCTTTTTATTTTTATCGTATAGTGTTGGCCAACTCATATCATAATTTGCAGCAATACCACTTAGCGTGTCACCGCTTTTAACAGTGTATATCTTTTTCTTTTTATCTGACCCGCTCGGTTGTTGCCTTCCCTTATTTGATTTTTTGGCAACTTGTGGTCTTAATTCCTTTGGAAGTTTGATCAGTATCGATGGCTTGGCGATGAATATCTGTTTTAAAGTCATTGAAAACTTTAGTCCACCTAATACCTCTGCATCATGTGTTGTGCTAAAACTCTCAATGACAACGTTATTTAATACATTTCGATAAACATATTTCAAGCGTTCGCCATCTTTCATGTGTTGCTCTAATCGTTGTTTCCTGGTAGATGCATCCGGTCCAGTTATAATTCCATCGATATCAAATGTTAACGGATCTTTTTTAACATGATCCGTAACATTGGCATCGTCCTCAACCGGATGATCTGTAATGGTTGCTGCATGACTTGGTTCTTCTGCATAAACCGTATCAATAAACACATCACCCAACCTTGGCATACAAACCACCTCCTACGCTTGCTTTAGATTCATACTCGCCCAAAATTCTTCCATTTCCTCTCTTACTGCTTTTCGGGTTTCTCTAGCGGTTTCTTTGCTATCTCCACCGCCATTCACGTTAATATTAATGGTTGGGTTTAATGTATTGTACGTTGTTTCGTAAAGATCATTGCTTGGTGATATGTTATTTGTTTCATAACTGTCTGAAACATCGTTTATTTGTGGTTTGTCACCCTTGCTTGTGAGCACTCCTGATGCTCTTAATGCATTGGATTGACTGGCTGTTAATACTGCCTCATCCTTGTGCAATTCCGCATTATAACCATCAAATGGTACTCTTGATAATCCGGTTGCATGCGATCCATCATAATTTGCGGCCATTGGTGTCATGCCCGCATTTTGCTGCATACTTTTTGGTATATCCGGTTCTTGTACCTTTGGAACAATTGGCACGTTTACGCCCGGGATTCCGTTAATAACTCCAATCATATCGTTTACCTTTTCAATTATGCCGTTAACACTTTCAACAACGGAGCTTTTAACGTTATACCAAACCTCCGCGGTTGCATCTTGTATGCTCCCCCACGCGATTTTAATAAATTCCCATAAATCGCCGCATTTTTCTTTGATTGTATCCCAATTTCGATATAATAAAACGCCTATTGCGATAACGGCGGCGATCCCGACAACGATCCAAGTTAACGGATTGGCTAACATCGCGGTATTCAATCCCCATTGCGCTAATGTGGCCATTACTGTTCCGGTCCTAAATGCCATCATTAAGGTGTTAATAAGGCCAATTATTTTTAATCCGCCCATAATTGCTGCGAATGAACCGACTGATGTTGCAACACCGATTGTCGTCTCACGTATTGCCGGCCAATGTTCTGCAACTGCATTAGCGAAACTAATAGCCTCTCCAACAACATCACTGATCATTGGTTTTAAATCTTCTGCAGCACCTTTGATGTTATCTAGCAATTCCTGGCCACCATTATCTTTAAAGGCCTCAGCCATTTCTGTTTGGATATCTCGGAATATACCGGTCATCACCGTTCCAAAATTATCATATGCTGCATCGCCTGCCTCTTTGGTTGCACCTTCAAAATTACCTAGATCCTGGTCAACATCACTAAAGAATGTTTGGAATTGTGGGCCTAAATCTTCTAGTGGTGTACCAAATGCGGCAATGGCTGCCTGGTTTCTTTTTGCAGGATCTTCAATTGATCCAATTGCTGATGATACGGCCATGAATGCTTTTTGTGCGTTTTCTCCACCGCCACTAATATCTTGAATGACCTGGTCTGCATCTAATCCCATCAAGTCTAATGCATCGCGGGTATCATCGGAACCCTCGCCCATTTTAATGAAACCTTCTTTAGCACTATCTGCTAATTTATCCATGTTCCATGCGCCGGCCTCTGCACCTGCAATCAATGTGGCTGTAAAACCTTCTGCATCATATCCTAGGTTTTTGAATGTACTTGAATACTCATTGAATGTATCTAATAGATCATCGGAATAGTCACCAGTCTTTTGCATACCGGTTGTAATGAGATCCATTGCCTGGGTTTCACTTAGTCCATCAAATGTCTTGGTTAATGTTCCAACGGTTCGACCAACATCTTTAACCTCTGCATCCCATAGATCACTAATGGTATATGCACCCTCGGCTAATTTCTGCAACTCACCATCGTTCAAATCACCAAACATAGAATTAAGTGTGGCAATATCTGTTGTCACTTGTCCCAGGCTGTCACCAAATGCACCAGTAAAAACATTTGTGGCCACATCTTCCAGGCCTTCCAATTCCTCGCCGGTTAACCCGGTCCTAGCCTCTAACTTTCCGAATTGCTCATCCATATCAGTAACCATTAAACCAACTGCGGTTGTTATTCCTGCAATTGAAGTTGTTATGGCCACTGCTGCTCCAACACCTAGATTTTTAAAGGTATTCCAACTTCCGCCGGTACCCTCGGCACTCCCTCCGGCATCTTCTGCGGAATCTCCTGCCTCATCCATGGCATCGTTTATTTCGTCACCGGCACCTCTACCATCTCTGCCTAATTGCTCCATGGCATCGCCTGCTCGGTTTGTATCTCGCCTTATTTCATTCATGGCATCGCCACTCTCGTCGGCCATGTCACCTATGGAATCACCGGTATCAGATGCACCTGTTCTTACATCAATCAATGCATCCTCTGCCTTTGTTCCCATCTTTTTAAAGTCTTTTGATGCATCACCTGTATAATCAGCCATATCACTAAACTGATCCTCGATTTCATTCATGGCATCATCGACTTTGAGCAACTGTTTAATGTCTATATCATCAAAATCAATACTTACGGCTAGATCTCTTAATGGCATTGGTTATTATCCCCCCTTTTTGTTGGGTTTGGATTTTGAATGTTTGCGGTTGTATTCTTCAACCAATCCAATTGCAGCCAATGCCTCCATTACCTCATCAGCATCCCACGTTTCCACTTCTCTTGGACTGATATGGAATTCCAATGCTATCCGGTATAAAAACCATTTTTTGCTCGCATTAGTAATAAAGCGCCCATCAACATCATTGATGCTTGTGAGCGCTAATAATTCTTTACTTCCCGCGTTGAAATCGGATTGCTTCTGTCACAACCTCTTCCATTTCTGCATAATCCTCAAAATCTTCTAAACTCATTTTAGGCTGTACGACAATGTTTTCTAGCGTTTCGCCATACAACTTACGACGTTGCTTTTCTTTGTTTGCCTCGACCTCATCCATAATATCCAACCATGCAACCGGCGTTACCTTTTGAAATGTATAGTGAGCACCGCTTGCACTTGTGAATTCCTTTTGCTTTTTGTTGTTCGTTTTGTTTTGTTCTGACATGTTAATTACCCCTCTCGAATTTTAATAAATTAATAGTCTTACTTAGCCTCGTAATCAGCTACATAAACAATAACCTCAACACCAGTAACCTCTGCTCCAAATTCACGACCTGGTGTTTTTTGAATGCGGCATTGTGTTCCGCCGGCTTTAAAATTGCCATCGTTTGCATCAATAACTTGTGCTGCAAATTCTCGCTTTTCTTTTGATAGGCTTTGCAAAGTTGGTAGTGAACTAGAATTTTGCTTTAATGTGATTGTGATTATACCAGTTTTATTAGCACTTTCAGTGAATGTTACATCACCTTGTGCGCCAATATGAGGAACCACGTTGTCCTCATTCTTTTCTGCGCTAATAAATTTTCCATCCATAAACCCAACAATAAAGTTTCCATCAACTACTAAACTAACTTTTTTAGGATCATATGTTGTTGACATTTAACAAAACCTCCCTCAATTTTACTGAATTACAATTGTAGTGAACCGTTAATTGTTACACTCTCAACTGCTCCTGCTAATGTTGCCTCCCAATTCACGTTTGGCAACTTACGGTCCGCTTTATTGTTTGTGCTGATTTCTGATAGATTAGGTGCTGTTACTGCGAACTGCGGTACTCCATCAATGTCTGTTGCAATGATTCCCTGGTTAGCTGCTGTTTTCAATACTGCCTCAACCTCGGAAACGACTTGAGCAATGCCACCTTCTGTATATGGGATCTTTGGTGTTCTTACCAACAATCCAAATACTGCCTCGGTCATACGTGCTTTAATGAAATATTGACCCTGGATAATATCAACATACTCTCCGGATGTTGTAATACCCTTAGAAGTGATATTAACGCCACCTTCTCGGATATAGGCACATGCGTTATTATCTTCAATGGTTGCAACCTTAGCTGTATCGAATTGTGCCGGTGTGATTCCGTTTAGCGTTTTGAATGTCCATGTAAACGACCCAACCGGTTGCGGTGCTCCATATCCAACTAATGCCTCTGCAGGATATTCTGTCGGTTGATCATGCACCAGGACAAATGTATTATCACTATTCAATTCTGTTGCTAGCACCTCATTGGTTGTAGATGTGAAGTACATCTTATCTTGAGCTCCAACCCATGTGGACAATTCAGTGATCTCTGCATCACCTTGCTCTGATGAAATAATATAAAAGAAATCATTATGTTCTAACTGCAATCCGTTTAACGCGGCGCTTAAATCAGCCGGTGTTGTGCCATCATATAGAATTCCAAATGTAACCACTTTAGATGGACTGGGATTTTGGCCAAAAATAGATGCTGCTACTTTGTATGTTTCGGACGTTTCTCCAAATTCCGCTCCAATTGTTGTTAATTCGGTATGCTCTGCATATTCCGATACTTGCTCTGTTGCTAAAATGAGTGGTAAACCAAAACCTTGTTGGCTGACCGCTTGTGTTTGTCGTGTAATCACAACATCAACATATTTACTCATAGATCAAATCCTCCTTTAATTTGTAATACCTTCAACGGTTTCAATATACCCAATGTCTTTCACAATCTCCCTGGTTACCCTTAGTATTACATCAAACCCATTTCGCCTCTCATAATCAGCTAAAACAAATGCATCTCGGTTATCCACACTTGTTTGTTCTGCGACAACCACGTTCAATGCATTCAAATCATCATAGCCATAGAATGAAAACCAATCATGTATTTTCTGCGCTAAATCAGATGATGCTGTATCATCCATCGCGTATGTGGTAAAGGAAATGGATATATTGTAAGTCTCTACTCGGCTAATTTGATACTTTGTTTGTGTTTCAATCGGCCTTTCTTCCGGTTGGCCAACACCATTATTATATGGACTTGTCACTTTAAATGTTGCATGTGGTCCATCAGGTTTCTTTCCGGTTTGTTCCGCTTCAATAATTGGTACCTGGCAATAGTTATTCACCAGTGGAATTACTGCAGCTTTTAATTCGTTTGCATTCACTAGGTATCAACTCCAACTGCATGATAGATATAAACATCAGCATAGGCTGAATAACTGTTCTCACTATCAATTGTGAAATTTTGGCCACCATACTCTACCACTTGCCCTGCTTTTAATTTCTCAATGGTGTATATCTTTCTTTTCCTCTCAATGGAAACGCCATCGTTCATAAAGGATAACTCATCAGATGATGCGGAACTGGACGATGCAGGCAATACAATACCTTTGATGTTTCTGCTTGTTTCACTGCCTGGTACCCACTTACCTTGATTATTATAATGCCCCTCTTGTCTTTCAAAAATGGTTAATTCCACTTGAAACTCATCGACAAAATCGGCAAATTGAAACTGTTTATCCGCCATTTAATCACTCCACATCATGGCGTATTGATCCAATTAAACGCCCGGTATCATGTAATGGATTCGATGAACCTTTGACACTTGATGTAATAGATGAGTTTGCAGGACTTGTTAGCTTTTTCATGTGCTTTTGGATTAACCCGGCAAATTCCAAACCGATTGCATCTGCAAATACATCAGGATCTATACCAAAATTCATCACATCGGTTAACATGTCCTCAATCTTATTTGTAATCTTATCCACGTTATCATCAAACCCGGTACGCAAAAAGGACCTCTCCGGTATCTCAACCGATTTAACTAATAGGAATACATTTTCAATTTTATCTTTGCCAACTTCTCTGGCTAAAAATGCGTATTTATCCTCCGGTTGTTTATAAAAGAACAATTCCCCAAATTCTCCGGCACTCTTGCCCTTTGCATCCGGTATCAATGGGATAGTTAACCATTGCGCTGTCTTAGGCTTAATGGTTGTACCAAATTCATGTACTGCAGCTATCGTGACTAAATCGGCATCATTTCCATATGTGTAATTATCTTCACCAAAAACACCGACTCGAATGGAAGTTTTACCTAATTTCTTTAGCACCTTTGTAAGCCTGGGAATATTATTTGTGCTTTTAACGGTTACACTCATTATTTAAAACCGGCTCTACGATATGGTTTTAAATAACTAAATGCTGACTTGAATGTTCCATTTTCAAAGAAACTTTTAGCCATATCACCCAAACTTTGCGATGATACATTTTGTGATTCCCCCATTGCTTTTACAATCAATGCTACACCCATTTGAGCGCCTTTTGGTATGTCTAACTCACCATCATCATTTAGAAAATCACGTTTGCATACTTCTTTAGCCTGATCAATAGCTGATTCCAACCTTGCCTCATACATTGGCTTTTGATCTTCTGAAACGGTAATTCCCAACAATGCTTCAAGATCAGTTAATAGCATCTTTTAACTTCTCCTTCAATTTAGCCTCACCAGTGTTATGAGCATATTTGACCTCGTACAGATCTAATAGCTTTTTAACATCTTCAACGCTTGCGTTGTCAACTTCCTCATCGGTCATTGTGTAATGCTCGTCATTGGTTGGCTCTTGATTATTTTGATCGCCCTCTCCATCATCTTGACCTGGGTTATCATCATCAATTTGGTTTTCCAACTGCTCTTCCTCTACCGCCTTTTGCTGCGCTAATTTCTTTTCCGCCTGCCTTCTGCGACGTTGAAATGCGGTTGCTCCCATGTTCATCCCTCCTATTCATATAAACAATGGGAATAAGCGCCATATGTTGCCTACTCCCATCATCAATTAACCGTTTGTAATCATTGCCACCATACGAATGTCTTTGTCCTCGTAAACCTTAGTCCAGTTAGCTGTCATTTCTAATTCAGCATTAGATGGAGCAACTTTTGTAACTGTATTATTTGTAAATTTAACACCACGTGGATGCAGTACATAGTGCTTACGGTTGATTAGAATATCTTCATCCGCTAGCTTGTCGCGATCCGTTTCTGTTGGATTGTCCGGCGAACCTTCTGCATAACCGATAGCGCCTTGGCCAAATAAGTATGTCACATATTTGTTACCACTTGTTATCCCCGCAATAACCGGCACACCATCATCAACAATAACGCGCTTTCCTAGATACTCACGATATAGAATTTGACCATTTGCATCTTTAACGGTTTCAATTAGATTTTGCTTTACTAGGTTGAAATAAACAACACTATGCATAACAATTCCGGTTAAAACCTCATGAGCATCGCCCAATTTAGAAACAGTGTCCACAATAGCATCGCCTGATGCTTTATTTGTTGCTGCTGCATTCGCACCATCTTCAATAGCTAGATCGTTAACGTGTGAATTTGCTAACGCTCCATTGAATGTTCCTTTTAGCGTTGCGATAAGTGCTTGCTGTTTCTTTCTATTCCAGAAGTCTGCAACCAATTCTGCAATAGCGCCCATTGGATCATCACCACTCATTTGAGCAGATAAACCTGTTGCACTCCATGCGCGACCTCTGAATAGCTGTGTAGCCATGTCTTGCCCTGCGTCGATTTTACCTGGTGTTAATGCCCAACCGTCTGTATCTTCTAGGCTTTCATCATCACCGTTTAGATCGTTCCAAAATGGCATATTGAAATAACGGTTACCCTCATTCAACTTACCTGCTAATCTGTTCTCTGCTGCAACAATTCCTGATGCAAATAGTGCTGACTTTTCTGTTGTACGCTTTATAACGTATGGATTAAATATCTCCGGTACAATAACATCACTAATACGTGTTGGCATAATTTAATGACCTCCTGGTTTATTGGCCCGCTTGGGCCTCTAATTGTTTTGCGAGTTCCGGATCACTTTTCATAATCTCGGCTTGCTTAGTTAAATTAAAATGTTCTCGGCTCCATGGGTTTTTAACACCATTACCCTTGCCGCCTTTGCCTTTGTTCGGATCGTCGCCATTCTCTTTGAACTTAGCATCAACCGCTGTTTTAATAGCCTTCTGCCATTCAGATTGAAATGACTTAATACGCTCATCGGTTTTTTCAACATCCGGTCCTGCTAGAATGTCTCTAAATTCCAATGGCAACTCCAATTCACGCAATTTATCAACGGTATGCAACTTAACTTCACGCTGTTGCAATTCCTGCTCTTTTTGCGTTCTTTCGGTTTCCCACTGCTTACGCTCATAATCAATCTTTTGTTCTTCGGTCATCTTGTCTTTCTTCATATCATCGATTTCTTTTTGCTTATCTTTCAACTCTTTGGAATAATCCGTTCGCACCTTATCGGTAGCTGACTGAATCATCTTTTGTATGTCCTCTTGAGATAATTGGTTGCCCCCCTTATCGTCCGGGTTGCCCCCTCCATCTCCATCAGCCTCTTTAACTGCTGCATCGTGTTCCTCTTGTGTGATTTTCTCACCATCAAGCAACTCTTTTAATTTGGCTGTAAACTGTTCTTTTGTAATCTTTCCATCCGCTAATTGCTGTTTTAATTCTGCAATACTCAATTAAATCTCTCCCTTTTGAGTTACCAAAATATCAACCTCTGAAAATATGAGTTTAATAATCTTGATCCCTCGGATTCTATTATTATTTTCATTATAACCGTTAAACGTAAAATTTTACAATTACCGATTTATATTGACAAAATATTTTTCGTCATTATTTGCGCAACCGTTCATCTTTCCATTTGTCGAATGCTATGTTTTCTAACTCACCGTATTGTGGTCTCTCCACTTTTTTGACTGAATATGTCAAGAAACATCGACAATTTATGTCCTCTGCTGCCTCTCCTAAATTACCTGGGGATGGACCTTTGCCACTAACCCCTTTGAAATCGTCATCAACCGGGATTGTAGTGTTATTCAAACGTCTATGATTAGCATCTTTGGACTTTCTAACCCTGCTATCCTCTAAGCTATTCCAGGTTTTCATCATAACCACACCATTTTTATTAGCGTGGTCTGCAGCATCATGTTTAGCACTCTCTTGTACCCGGTGCCCTTCTGTTCGCACAATACGTGTTGCCTTGACTGCATCGCCTTCTAATTCTTTCTTTAATCGCTTGGCCATAGATGAATAGGTTTCATTCTTTTGTAAACCCTGGGTAACCTGCTGCTGAATGTCATAAATAAGCGTTGCTCTATTTCTTTCTAATCGCTCATTCAATGTTAAACCGGCAATAGGATTTTCTATCATAGCAGATAATGTTTCAGGACTTACCGCACTAAAACCCAACTTTGCTTGTGCGTGTTCCTCAACTGCCCAGGCACTTAAATAATAGCCTTCCATGTAAGCATCGCCTAGTATCTTTTGCATTAGCTTGCTTGTCTCATATCGGTTATTTCGTAATAAGTGATTGACCTCTTTCATTAGCTTATTTAAGCGGTTGTGCTTAGTCATTTCTTCTAGGCTTAATGTTCCACCTTGCTCATATTTCTCATACTGATCTGCTAGCTGTTTTCTTATTTCGGTTAATGTATGTGCATATTGCCTGGTAACTTCTCGCTCACCTTTTTCAATCATTTGGCCAACTCGCCTATTTATGCGCTCAATGATCTTATTAAAGTCTGCCAATTAAATCACCCCTCGTCACCTTGACCGCCTTCATCGTCATCATCATCATCTAGGTTATTGGTGTTTTGATTCAATCCAGGACCATCTAAATCAATGTTTTCTTCTCGTTCCTGGTCAATCCTGGCCATTTCCTCATCAACATCACTAACTATGGACAATGTACCTAATGCGGTTTGTTTAGAAGTGATTCCCGCTAATGCTGTTGCAGCGTTTGCCTCATCAACGATATTGACCGGTAGATTACGTGTATATTTAATACCCACCAATGTGTAATCCAATGGTATGTCTTTCTTACTCCAGGCACTTCCTAACACCTTAAACATATAAAGCATTGCAGCCTCATGTTTGCGCTCGAAATACTTTGCCTTTGTTTCTAATGCGAATAGCTTATACCTCATGGCCACTCCGGATAAATTACCCGCGAATGCTTCATCAGTGAAATTAACATGCTTTGCAAATCGATTGATATTAGCCTCTAAGCGGTTTAAATGACTATCCACATATGTTGGGTCCAATTGCTTGGTTAACCATTCTATGCGCTCTCCATTTGTTGCATCCGGAATCCATAACGCACCGGTTTTAATCATTTCTTCCAATTGCTTTTCATCCGGTTCATAGCCAATAAATAGCATATAAGCCAATCTAAACTGCTCTATCTCACTATTCATATCTGACAAACTACGATCATAGCCATCTATCAATGTTAATACCTTATCTGCATCACCTTGTAATTCAGCATTGTTAGGTATTCCAAACATCGGACAATAATTAAATAAATGGATCTTGCTTTTCTCCGGAACTTCTGCCAATGATGCTTCGGTAAATTCTTTGCCCTCATATACTTTTTTGGTTGTTCCATCGTAAAACTCAACCCTTGCCTTTTCATCCCACGTTTCAAAATATCTGATTGCGTACTCCGGCTCGGTTATACCTGTTTTAGATATAATAATAGCCTCCCATGGATCCACACGCATAACTCTTTCTTGGCCATCATTATCCACATAGACTAATGCAGCATCATAGCCGGACATTGCAGCAAACTTGCCAATCTCTGCATTGGTATCATCCAGGTTATTTATTCGTCTAAATCGCTCCACTGTATCGATAACCAATTGATAACCTGGTGCTGTCTTATCATAGGCAAATGATAGCGGTGTACCAAACATATAACCAACTTTGGTGTCTACAATCTCTCCAAAATAATCATTGGCCAACTTGTTATTAATCTTCTTGGCTGTATCACCTTCAAATTCCCTGGTTAAAATAGGTGTACTTGTCTTTGCTTGTTTGTACCTGCCATAACGGTCATTGGTGCGCCTTTTCGATTCAGTGTGATCTTGGATGATATCTGCAATAATATTTGTACTGATTCCATTCTTGTCAATCATTTCTGCATACTTTTCAAACAATGATATCCCTCCCCTTACATAATCGGTTTTACTGCTTTAATCTTTCCACTTTGTTTCATATCGTCCTCACAACCGTACCTGGTACCATCGATAATGTGATTGTTTTCATCCTCTAATCGGCTTTTGATATTTCCATCCTTGTCTGTCTGATAATCTATGTCCTCAAACTCTTTAGCTGCATTTGGTGTTCTATCGGCATCGATGATTATTTCTTCTAAATCATCCAACCACTTTTCGCCATACTCTACGGATCCAGGACCTTTCTTTGCTCCCTTGATTCTCACACCATAGCTTTTGACCTCATCAACACTTTTTGGCTCGGCGCTATCGGCAATAATAATATCCTTGTGGTATTTTTTCTTAATAATCCACTCGGCTAATTCTCTATTTGATAGCTTGATTTTGTAAAATTCATCAAATATATACAATCTCCGGCGCTTTTTGTCATAATGCATTCGGATAAATGCAACCGGATCTACTGCATAACCCCAATCCAGCCCTTGTCGTATGTTGTCAAAACTCTTAATCTCATCATCCGTAATCTTTCTAAATACTAGATTATCAAACGGTACAACACCTGCTCCAATTGCCTCTCCTAGGTACTCCCAACGATACTTTAAAGGTTTGTTTTTCTCAACCTCGTTAGCCTCATCAATGAATGCCTGGGAAACAAATGGATTGTCCTTGTATGTCGAATGATGCACGAATGTATTTTTAGGTATAGCAATCTTTGTTCCGAATTTCTTATTAACCCAATTTTGCTTACGCTTCGGTGGATTGTAAGAGTAATAGATTTTATACTGCAATCCATTTGGTAACTCAGCACGAATGATTGAGTTTTCAATGGTTGTCACTTCATCCTCGGTTTTAAACTCTGCCAATTCCTCGAACCATAGCAATGCAATAGGGAATTTAGATGTTTTAATGGATTTAATCTTGGCTGGATCATCAGCACCCCTGAATATAATCTGATTACCCCTGGGAATGTATGTGATCTTCAATGGACTTTTGTTTACATGGAATAGGTGGCCAACATTCAAATGCTCTATCGCCCACAATATCTGCTCATAAACAGATGTTTCCAATGTGTTCCCTACCTTACGCACACACAATGCATTGACTGGATCACGCATAATATTTTTAACAATGATCATACCAATGTGCGTACTCTTGGAACTATTACGTCCACCTTTTAGCACATACTTTAGATATTCTGCTTTTTTATCTGCTCTCCAAAATGAGAAAAAAGCCGGTAATATCTTTTCGCTCCATTTGGTTTTAATCATCGTCATCATCTTCTATATCGTCTATAAATGTAACGCCAATACTTCCATCAATGTTTTTATTTTCAGTCCACATCGCATAGCGTTTACCCAACATTTCCGCTGCTTTCACCCGGTCTTTTGCACTCATATCTTTATTTACTAGCTTTTGATATCCATCGCCATTCAGCAATGGCGTTTCCTCGGTAACTTCGCCTCGCATTACCTTGGTTAGAAACTCCAATACTTCATCCTGTTTGGCCACTCTTTGCTCATCTTTCTCTGCCATGCGCTCATCGATGAATTCTCTTAGATACGGTTTCTTTAAATTCTGTTCGCCAATTCTGTTTGCTGTTTTCTCTGAATATCCTGCTCGCCTTGCTGCCTCGGTTGCATTAACTGTCTCGATGTAATAATCGACAAATCGCTTTTGCTTTTCTGATAGTTTTCTTTTTTTCGTCATGTCTCGACCTCCCCTCTTAGTATGATTATATACTAAAAAAG